CTGGCGAGATTGCCTGTTAAACTTCGATTAACGAAGCCTGTGATGATAAGAGTAAATGAATTCCAATCGACTCCTGGGCCATCAGGTCCAGTGCGTTCTGGAACTTGTTTGATGCCAAAAGTAATTGTGCTGTCTAAGGCAAGACGACATCCTTCGAAAAATTCGTTGTTGCCTGCTTGAGCTTCGGCAAGAATAATTTGTTCTTTATTAGTGCGAAGATTGTGATCTTCCAAACTGGAAATAACGGAATAGCAAGGATTAGACATTTAGTCTCCAAAAAAAGTCTCTATGCCATATTTTAACAGCATAGAGACAGTTTGTCAATTAATTAAAAACAGCACCTTTGAACTGCTCGTAGTCATAGAATGCTACTAAATTTTTACCTTTAAGGTAAACAGTAATGCCTCCCAAATCCTCACGCTGGTCGTAGTTTGTGAGCTCACTCTCAAAGCGTTCCTCAAGCTCGTCCATCATGTCGTCACCCGTAGCGTCATATGAAGCAAGTGCTTCAGCTTCATAATTATGGGTATAATTTGCGCTATTAATAGCAGTACTTTGTGCATCCGTTAAAGTAAACATAGTAACTCCTTTGTTGAACAAGTACGTATTATAACATAAAAACGAATTTGTGTCAATTATTCGTAATGATGCTCATTCATTAAGTCATAACGTTTTCGGTACAATACTGTTAATTCGTCTTTGAGTTTGAGTTTTTCTTTTTTAAGCGTTTCTACTTGAAATTCATCCCAAGATGTTTGGGTCATAATTTGTTCAATTTGTCTTGCTAATTGGGTATGTCTGTTGTCCACAGTTCTGATATGATGTTCTAGAGAGTCGATGTCCATTTTAATCTCCTTAAAAAACTGCCATAGTTGACAATAACTATTTAAGGCTGTATAATTGTTTTTACGGGCAACCGATTTAAATGATTAAATAAAAATATGAGCGATACACTATTATTAAACAGCGATGGCAGTCCGCTATCTATGCTGCCACCCAGCGTTATCGACTGGACTTATGCTATTAAACTTGTTTTTCTAAACAAGGTATCAGTGGTCAAAGAGTACGACGATTGGGTAGTTCACAGTCAAAAACTGGCAATTCCGGTGCCCAGTATCATCATGACTAAACGTTATGTAAGACCCAAGCAAAAGGTATTGTTTAACCGTAAAATGGTTTACTTGCGTGACAACTATACTTGCCAGTACTGCGGAGATAAGTTTCAAGCCAAGGATTTAACTTTAGATCATGTTACACCTAAAAGCAAAGGCGGCGGAAGCTCGTGGAGTAACTTAGTTACTTGCTGTGGTACATGTAATTGGCTTAAAGGTGCTAAAGCAATTGAACCACTGACAAAGCCTAAAGAACCTAGCTACTGGCAAATGGTTAAAGTTGTTAAACAACATAATCCGTATCAAATGCGAGACCCGGCATGGGCAGAGTATTTAGGCTACGACGAACCGTTAGCGGCAACAGGATAAAAAAAGGCACTTGGTGCCTTTTTTGTTGACTCGTTATCTACATACATTATTTCATAATAAATACATGTATGAGAGTCTTCAAAGGTTACAGCACAGTAGGCAAAGAGTGGGGCAACTTCAAAATCTATGATATTGAACTTGCAAAGCGTGATTTGCTGAATGAAATTTACACTCGCAAAGGGTCGCGATTAATGAGCCCAACATATGGTTATATAGTATGGGATGTATTATTTGATCCTTTAACAGATACTATCGTAGAACTTATTAGAGAAGATACTACACGAATAGTAAGCAGAGACCCTAGACTAGAACTTCGTGATTTAACAGTTACAGAAGATTTTGATTTACAGACAATAACAGTAGCAGTAATTTTGAACTATGTTCCTACAGCAACATTAACTGAACTAACGGCGGTGTTTTCTAGAGACATAGCCGCAAATAAAGTACAAGGATAAGGCAATGCCAAAAGCAATTAGACAAGAAAACCTATACGGAGCAGAAGATTGGAGCATGGTTTACAGCAGTTTTAAGAACGCTGAATTCACTAGCTACGATTTTGATACTTTGCGTGATAGCATGATTAACTATATGCAAGTTAACTATGCTGAAGAATTTAATGATTACATTCAGAACAGCGAGTTCATTGCTTTACTAGACTTAGTAGCGTATGTAGGACAAAACTTAGCATTCCGCATGGACTTGAATGCCCGTGAAAACATTTTAGACACAGCAGAAAAACGTGAAAGTGTATTACGTATTGCACGTATGCTATCTTATAAACCAAAGCGTGTTCGTCCTGCGCAAGGTTTTCTAAAAGTAACCAGTGTTATAACGTCTGATCAAATCATTGATAGCACAGGAGCAAACCTCGCCAACAAAGCAGTTCAATGGGGCAGTGATGCCAGCGAATTAGAATACGAACGTTTTATTAGAATTATGAACGCGGCATTCAGCGACAATAATAAATTTGGAACATCTGTCAAACGTTCTATAAACGCAGAAACTAGCAATATTTTTGAAATATATCAATTCAACAATACAAACTTAATAACAAACTATCCCGTTAATGCCACAGTTGACGGTGTTAACTTAAACTTTGATCTTTTGCCCATCGACATTGATACTAAAGGCTACATCACACAATCAGAACCGGATTATGCAAACTCATTTAGTTTGATGTATAGAAATGATGGCAAAGGTGTTGGTAGCACAAAAACAGGATTTTTCTTTTTAGCCAAGCAGGGTTATATTAGTAGCATTATACAATACATATCAACACCTATGGCAAATATGGTCATTGATTTGCCGCAAACAGAAAATATCAGCGAAGAAGATTATTTCGTACAAACTGTGGACGAATACGGATCAGTATTAAAAACATGGACTAGGGTTGGAAGTTTAGACTTTTCTAACATTGTTGTTAACGATCAAAGTACAGTTACTAAAGATTTGTATGAAGTTGTTTACAGTGACAACGATATAACAAGCATTAAATTTGGTGACGGTACATTTACAAATATACCAACAGGCTATATTCGTGTATGGTACAGAAGTGCAGAAAATAATTTCATTAAAGTTCGTGCTGGAGAAATTAATAATGTTATCTTTGATATATCATATACAAACTCTAGCAATCAAAATCAAACTTTATCTTTGACCCTGGAGTTGCAAGATAATA